GCCCTATTGATGCCGAAACCCAAAGGACCCAGGCTGGCAATGGACGGAAAACGGCGCACGGCCTGACCTGTGGGCGTGTTGCCTCCAAGGGTGGAAAACCCGGGGGCGATGAAAAACTCACTGGTCATGTTGAACTTGTCCGCCGAATCGGGTACTGCGAAAAACGTCTTGCTACCGCTCTCACGCACAGCATCAAGCGATACGTGCGTGGCGCGGCCAAGGCGTTCGAGAACCACAAAATCCTGCTCCTTGACGGGAAAGTCGGTGGCATCGTAGCGAATCTGAGCAAAATAGATCTTGCCAGGAGCCATAAAAACACCAGCGGGCAGACCAACAACGCGCACTCGAATTGCCATCGCCAACGTGCGATAAGCGGCGGTCCAAAGAGTGGTAGCCGACTGCTCATCGCCGTAATCATCTGACCAAGGGCCGGGGGGGCCGGCAAGAACGGGAACGATGGTTGTCTGCGTGGAGTTAATCACCTGAGGCGCCATAATGGTGCCAGGCGCGTAATCGTACACAGGCAGACCCGTGGCAGGGTCAAAATTTGTTACGTCTCGTGGAGCGTCACCATACAAGCCCAAACGGGAATTGCAACCAAAAACTATGGCCGAAGCTGAATCGACAGCCGGAACCGTAAAGGTGCGGTTGGCGAAAAACTTGGCCAAAGCGGTGGGGGTAATGTTGACGTCAGGAAGACGGACCATAGATCCACTCCAAGGATTGGTCACCATCTGAGTGTAACGCGACACAAAGCCTCCAGCGGGCTGACCGTTAGGGCCGAGGTAATCGGAGCCGGGAGCGGAAATGTTCGTCAATGCAGCCTCTCGGGCGTCGTATGACTCCCGCGAAGCAGGCTTTGACTTAGCCTTGCGGGGCAGCGGAAGCGGCCTACCAAGGACGTCAGCGGGGCGGTAAGACTGGCAAAAAGGGCGATACGAATCGGGTATGCCGCGATGCTGCTGGTAATAGGAACTCTCGTTATAAATATCCACAAATGCCCGCTGAACCGCCTTGCGCCTGTTGCGAGTGCGCCGGCGTGCAGGAGCGACAAA